TGAGAAACCATATGGACTAGACTCTTCTCCTCTATCTCTAAGTTGTTCAGGTTCTTGAGGATCAAAATTAACATCTGCAATAACACCTTCAGGTAGTTCTGTAGGATCTACAGATAAAGGAAACTTGTTGCCAGCAAATAATACATCAACTATTTGACCATATGCTGCTAATGTTTTTGTCTTTGTAACTTTAATAAACACACGAGATTTTTCAGCTTCTGTAAACTGTACGTCTGAACCATACAAACCTCTATAATTTCTGTATGACTTTAACCAGCGTGTTTCATCTTGTTGTCTGTAATCGTCTGCTCTTCTATATCTTTCCATTACAAATGGAATAATTGCAGATACATCAATATCTTCAATAACTGATTCTTCAGAATCTTCTAGTGAAACTACTTCGTCTTCAATAAATACTTCGTTTTCTTCTGCCATTTATTTTACCTTTAATAGCCAAATGTTGCATCTGCAATAGGCATTCTTGATGTTCGTGTATTGTTTGCATCGTAGTCAAATATACTAAACCTTGGTCTTGACATGATACCATATCTTAAAGCATCATACAAGTGGTCTTCTGAGGTTGTGTCAACGTCTTCTGGATTCTTTTTATCTATGGGTAACGCTGGTAGTTGAGCAATAAGATTATTACAATTACTAAAAAATACTAATCGTGGTTCTTCTGTAAACTCGTCTATCTGTAATCTTCTGTGTACTTCGTTTTTACCTGCTACACGTGAGCCTTTACTTCTATCTGATGGCCTCCACCTGCAACCTCGTTGTACCATTTGTTCTGCTAGAGATGGGCCTGTATCACCACGTTTGTGCCATAGTGAGGAGTCAAGTACTCCGTATCTCATTCCACCATCACCAGCTTCTAGTTCTAATATCATATCTGCTAAATCAGTAGCTAGTACTTTGCTTACGTAAAGTTCTCTATATATGATAAGCTGTTCATTTGGGGATACAGCGAACCATACAACGCCTGATTTACTTCCATATCCGTAGTCACATGCTCTAAATCTAACCCAGTTGTTAGGTATATCAAAGGGTTCAACGACATGTACATTCCTATCAAACTCTGTAAATGCTGCACCTTCTTTAATATCCCAATCACCGTCTAGTAACTGTCTACGTTGTTGTTCAGGCAAAGATAGAAGCATTGCTTCGTAGTCACCTTGTTCAGCTAAGTAGGGGTTGTCTTTTAGTCTTGCAGGTATAAACTTTCTTTTAAATAAAGCCTTACCTGCTTTTTCGTGACCTGCTGGATACTTTAACTCTTCTCCTGTTTCAATGTCTGTAGCATTAAATGCTGTATTTACTGAAGCAGGATCTATAAACATTTTCTTTACCCAGTGATGTCCTCTACCACCTGGGTTGGTAGTAGCCCTCATGTATACTGGTAAATCGGTTGCAGTGGATCGTAGACGAGAACGCATGTAATTCCATGCAAATGGTGTGGGCCATTGAGTCAATTCGTCAAAACCTATCCAGCTAAACGCTAGACCCTGATAACGCAAAGCATCATCTTCTCTATCAAGATATGACATCCACAATCTTGCGCCAGATGGTGCGACCCACTGCATCTTTCTTTCTGACCATTTTATTCCAGGCCAGATTTTTGGATACATCTCTTGAGACTTAAATATAAGTTCTCTAAGCTCTTCCGTAGTGTGTCGTAACAACAACCCAGAAAATGCAGGATGCCCCATGTATCGTAACGGATCGGCAAGCATAGCGTAGCTTTTACCACCACCAGCAGAACCACCGTAAAGAACTTCTCTTTCGCCTGCTGCAAGAAACGCAGTCTGCGGCCCAGCATTAGGTTTAAATATAACATTATGTTGTTCTTCAAGAGTTTCAATAGGATCTAGTTTATCTATTTCTACTACTTTAGATTGCTCTTGCTTCTTCTTTGCTGCTGTCTTCTTTTGAACCGACTCTTTGGCTTTCAATTTTTTCCGCTTTGGCGATTGCCTCTTTCGCATAGTCTGCCCATCTGCGTAGGCTTGCAGCTTTGTTGTTTCTTCTTTTTTCATTCTCTAGTCTTTTCATTAAACCTACGTGAGATATGTATCTACCTGTGTTACGAGTTAACCATTGAGATACTTCTCTGTACGAATACTGTTTTAAATAACGTTTTGCTATTTCTAATTTATCTAGTTGGTCAGGTATAGGGTTTAATATGCCATTATCTTTTGCGTCTACTTCGTAGCCAAAAGGTATGGTGCGAGAAATCTTAGGTATTGATACCCATTCATTGTCTTCTTTTATATCTGTCGGTTGAGGTAACTTCCATCTACCTAGTGATTTAGTCATCGTCTACCGTATTTTTAGGTGGCATTAACATAACCCCACCTTTAGCTTCTACTTGTACTTTTTCAGTCTTAACAAGTCCAGTACGATCTAGTAACTCTTTAGCTGCTGCCATCTTATCTCGTATGCCTAGTTCAGTAGGATCATATAGTCCACCTACCATAGCCATTGCAGCTTTAGGAGCATTACGAGCCATAAAACTCTGTGTACTTTCTAATATTTCTTCTTTCATAGAATTGACAACTTCAGTAGTACTAGTTGCATCAGAGTATCCAGCTATCTTTTTTGCTGCTACTACATCTCCTCCTGCGTCATCAAATAACACAGATAAAAACTTTTGCTGTCGTTCTGTTAGTTGTCTAGCCATGTAACATTTCCAATGCTTTTTCTTTTGTTTCATCGTTACGTCTAGTCCACCCTTTACCGAAGGTATCAAAGGTAGATAGTTTCTCGTAGAAATTTTGACGTGTATAATGCATTTGTTCTATTATATCTTCTGGGTCTACTTCAGCGACAGCTTGTAAAGTCATCGGGCCTATACCGCCATCCTGCTCTACACCGACTATGCGTTGCAACGCTTTAGCAGATCGTGATACACCTGAATTAACAGCCCAGTCAAATACACAAAGATCAACCCCACTAGGAAGTTGATCACACTTTGCTCTATTCCAATAATTCTTTTTATAAATAGGAGCTACATCTTCATGCGTCAAGTCACGCATTTCTTTAGGTGTAGTCTCCCTGCCTACCCACTTATCATAAACTTTTTTAGTGACACCGTGATTTGTAATTCCACCTGGATCTTTAGGGTGATTTACAAAACCGCCTTCGTGTTCTAATATTATCTCTAAACATTTGCTGTAATTATTATTCATTTTTTATTTTTTGCATAGTCTGTTTCAAACGCTTTGTACATACGTCTTGCTAATTCTTTCTTGTCGCTCCTTAGAGCCCCAATAACTGCTTTATTGTAAGTTTTTATTTTTTCTTTTTGTGTATTTCCTCTTATATAAGGATTACCTACACTTACATTTATAACCTTATTACGATTGTCTGTATGTCCATGCCTATTACCGCTCATTATTTTTTTCCTCCGAAAAATTTAGTTGCAGATCTTATGCCAAATGATGCAGCTATGACTACTCCAAGAGAATAGCTATACCATTGTGGTGCTTCTCCTAGCGCAGCAAACCCTGCTGCTGCAATCTCACGACCCCAATCCCCACAGAATGATAAAATAAATGGGCCACTTAACAGCAGTGTCAACCATTCATCTTTCCACGAGTTCTGTGTAGCTTTCATAGCTTCCAGATCCCAGTCTATTTCACCTGTAGCAATCTTTAAATCTTTAGTTGCTTTAGCCTTTTGTACAGCAGTCTTGCCTTCAATCCATGAACCAGCAAGTCCAGCTATAGGGCCAAGTACATTACCTAACCCAAACATTATTTACCACACTGACATTTGTCACAGCAGTTACAAGGCATAGCAAGTATTGCACGTAGAATACGATTTAGATAGGGCATCATTCTGCCCCACCTTTTTCTTTTAATACAATACCAAAGATACCGCCTATAATACCTGCCCATGTTAGTATAGGCAAGCTGAACATAAAACCTAGTCCTACACCTGCTAGAGCAAGTGCTAGATAAGTTGTAGGCTCTTTAAGTCTTCCAGTAATCCAATCCATATTTATTCTCCCTATTTAAATGTAATAGCGACACCGATTGACAGGTCACTATATTTAAAGTCTTTGTCTAAAGATAGTTCAGAGTAAGCAGACAGGCTGTTACTTAAAGCCATTGTACTCTTTACTGATGCACCAGAAACACTAAAAGAATCTCCGCTTGCATATCCCCAGTCTAACGCTGGTCTAATTGATAGTCTTGAAATGTTTGCAGTTACGCCTACATCACCTGACCACTTTTTAGTTTTAATGCCGTACTCTACAGTAGCATCAGGCTTAAACATTGACATAATGCCACTCTTTATGACGCCTTCAGCCTGTGCTGACATTGCTGTTAGTGTAACGATAGCACCTGCAAGAAATAACTTTCTCATATTATCATCCTCCGAATCCTGTTAGTCTTCTAATTTCACCACGAGATATTCCTAGATCTTGTAGTTGTCTCTCTGTCATACTCATTAAAGTGTAGTATGCAGCCCTATTTTCCATGTATACATGGTATTTTTCTAGTAGTTTTTTAAACATAGTATAACTCCTTTATGTACATACGTCAGTACTATTGACTGACTAGTAAGTTATACCATATCTAGTTATAACATAAAAGAGATAATATTGCAACCCCGTTATGCATTTTTATTCTTTTGATTTAGTTTTAGTTAATGCTGTAGCACCCATAAAGCCTAATACGACACCCATCTGTGCTACAAGAAAGGTATTAAGAAACCCTGATGCAGACTCCATACGAGCTACATTAATAATAGGTGTAAGTAATAGTATTACAGTTACGATGGTTGTACCCATAGCT